CTCGAGGGCAAACTCTCGGGACATCTCAATGAGGCAGAATGCCTCGCAAGGATGAAGGGCAATGCCCGTCAACGCGCAAAATGCCTGCAATTCCGCCCACTCGAACGGCGCGGGGCCGTTGAGCGTCTGCCGCGCACGCCCCAGATCGCGCCATATGTCGGCCAGCCGCTCCGTGGGCGGAAGATCAGGAAGAACCTCCCCGAACAGCGCTGCCCGGTTATCCTCCTGCCCGTCAGGCACGGCAAGCAGCCACCCAACCTGCGCGGCAAACATTATGAGGCGGGCGCGGGCTCGGAGAAAGGGTCCTGGGCGCTTGCAGCATCTTCTGCGATGGTGGCCGCGAGGCGGAAAAGCGGAGCTTTGGGCTCGGCCAGGTCCGCCAGCGCCTCCTGCGAGAACGGCAGGGGCTTTCCGCCCCGCTCGATGTTCTCCCATCCCCGGATCGCCGTCGTGAGGAACCTGGTAAGGGCCTTCTCGCTCTCGCGTTCGATGGCCTCCAGCCGCGCCTCCAAAGCCTTGCGCTGCTGACGGTTGGCCTCGCCGAGTGCAGTCTCGACGCTGCGATACAACCGCCCGGAGCGCGTCACCGCCTTGAGCGCTTCCTCGACCTCGGGATCGGCGATCGATGCGACCAACACCCGGCAAGGGCGCTCCTGGTTCTCCATGTCGGCATACAGGAGCCTGTCCCCCACGCGCAGATGCACCCAGTATTCCTTGCCTGCGGCCCCGCGAAGGTCAAGAATGTCGAAGTCCATTAGGGCGTATCCTCGATAGCGTTGACGGTCTGCGCGTTCTGGCGGAATTGCACGGTGAAACCCTCGTAGCTACTATCGCTGGCCTCGTTCTCCACATAGCTGTGGAAATAGCCCTGCGCATACTGCACCGGATCGCCCACGACAGGCGCTTGGTTCGCACCCGAGCCGCGAACGATCTTGATCGAGCCGGCGGCTGCAACACCGCCCGCATTTGCGAGAGTGCGAATGTTGCCCTGCCCGGCATCGTTCGGCACCATCCGGAACGTAAGTTGAACGTCATTGCCCGTCGCCGCGCCTTTCACGCCCTGGGTGAACCCGGTCTGTAGATCGGGAACGTCGATGTTGGCGTGCGACACGCCCAAAGAGCCGATGGTCTGCACGCCGTTCGCCTTGACCCAGGTGAGCGCGTCAAATCCCGGCTCGTCGTTCGTTGCCGGCAACGCCGAGGCAACGTAGATGGTTTTGCCAATGTTTGAGTTGGACATCGCCGATTACTCCGTAGTGTAGAATACGCGGACGGGCTGCCGCCAATACGCCCCGTCCTGAAATGGGGTGGCTAATGATGCGGCGGCGGAAATGACGACGTTGCCGCCCCCCGCAGGGAGGCGCAGCGCCTTGGGGAATCTGTCAGCGATCTGCTGCGCGAGGGTGTTGGCGGCGGTGGCAAACCCGCCCGCCCTCACGACCACCGTGAGCAGGAAAATGCCGGTTTGATACGGTGCCCCGCCTCCCCCCAGAACGGGATCAATGCGCTGGTTAGGCGAGTGGCGAAACTCTATGTATGTGCCGTTAGGGTTGTAGTCCTGGTTCGGCCATGCGATAGGAGGACAACCGGGCATGGACTGTAGACGCTGCCCAACCGCAGTCTCGATATCGTTGAACGTCACAACGGTTCACCTCACCAGCTTTGCGTTCTGCTCGACAATGCGGCTCCATTGCTGCGCCGCCCTATCTCGCCACAGCCCACCGCCTTGGCCGACGCCTACCGAGTAGTGGCGTTTGACCGCATATTCCGCCGCCCATGCGACGATGAAAGGTTCGCCCAATTCCAGCGCGGAAATGCCGAGGATGTAGCTATCGCCGCCCTCGCCAACTCGTGAGCCGCCGACCTCGGTGACCAAGCTATTGCGCAGAAACCCTGTATCGACGGGCATATCTCCGCCGTCCGCAACCGTGCGCTGCGCTATCCTGACCACATCCTGAAGCGACTGCCGCGCCACGCGCAGCATCTTCTCTTTTGTCAACCGCGAGAATCGGGAAACGTCTGCGATGAACCGTTGGTTGTTTGGCATCGCTGTACCCCATACGAAAAGGGCGGCTCTTTGGAGCCGCCCCTTAAATTCCCCTTTATGGGATTGATCAGTCCGCGCGAATGGCCAACCGGACTATGCCACTCGCAAACTGCGTGTCGGTCATTGCTACGCCGCTCTTGTTTTCGGCTTCGCGCTTCGCCCTGATGAAATTGATGATCTCATCTTCCGAGAGAGCAATGCGAATATATTTGCGCCGCCCGATGCTCATACGTCACCCACAGGAACAATGAGAACCCCCGCATCATCAACGAGGCAATTCTCAAGCGGGACTTGGCAAACATCCACAGGCAAAGCCTTGGTCTTGACAATTCCTGATGCGTTAGACGTGCCGTGGACCTTACGTCCTCCCGGATTTGAAATGGTGTAGCCGCGACCAGTCATGTCGCGCCTGACGGCCATGTATTTCCTCCCGCCGTCGGAGGCAAACCCGATCAAAACTCGGTCGCCGATGAGAAAGCGGCAGGTTTTCATCACATCCACACCAAGGCGAATTGTTGTTTGAGCCTGTGACCCCCTGCCGCTTCTTGCGCGGCTAATCCTGACGCCATCCGCGCCACCATTTGACGTCCTCGACCTCTCGACCCACTCGAAATCAAACATAGATAATCTCCTCAACGGCATGCCAAATTGGCCATTGAGGTTTGGCAGAGACAATTCATCCTGTCAACGTTTGGCAACGGTATGTTCGGTTTGGCAACGGTATGCGTATAGATGACGCAAATGTCACCGCCTGAGCCAATCCACCACATATTCATCGTAGCACCGGCAATTAATCGTTTGCCCCGCCGACGCGCCGAGGGATGTATCGCCGGGATGGAGCATCAGCGAACCGCCCGGGAGGACAAACGGAGTATCCATGCCCTCCACCTCCACGCCATTCATTGCCGCATGATCCGGGCGCGTGCGCCTGTCCAACGTCGCGTTCCAGACCCTCTTGACGGCCCCTCCATCAATAGCGCCAGCCTCGATAGCCTGCTCGACACCCTCGCGCCGACCGGCGCGCAGGGCGGTAATGCTTTCCGTCCGCGCAATCGTCACGGCCCGGTGCTCCACCAATTTCTCGGCATAGGCCGCCGCAATTCGGTCAATGTCGGCCCGCGCCAGGGGGGTGCTGTCTGCAATGGCCGTGCGCACGAGATCGTCAAACGCTCTGTCGCGCAGCCTGCGAGTGAAGTAATTCGGATCGAGCTTCTCCAGCTCCGCGCGCGCGGCCGCCAGATATTGGGCCTGCGGGCGTGACAGGCCGATAAAACCCCCTTTCCTGTTGCCGCCCACAACCGGCCCAGCGATGCGAGCCGCAACATCACGCGGCCCTATGCCACGAGCCAATTGCCCGGCGATAACCTCCTGCAGCATCTCTCGCTGCTCCTCGACGATCCCCGTCACCAGCCCGCCGACGTGAGCCCGCGCCCATTCCTCTGCGCGCCTGGCCCGCCCATCAAATCCGAACGCCGCAGCAAACGCCGGGGCTGCGGACGCAACCGTTTGCCCGCCAGCAACATAGGCGCTCGTCATAGCCTGATCGAACGGGAACAGATCGGCGCGAGTGATACCCGCGATGCTGTATGCCCGGCCCAGATCGCGCGCCTCTATCGCGCTGGCCAATTCGGCAAGGTCGATCCGATCCGCGCGCTCCCGCACAGCGGACAGGAAAGCGCTCTGAATTTTCGTCTCGTATTCCCTGATCAACTTTTCGATACGCCACAACAGGCGGCGACGGTTGCCCATGCGCTAGGCCCTGCAATGCAACTCGTAGTAGAGCGGCGCACCCCCGGGCGCGATGTCTCGCACACCCACGATCCGATACGTCACCCCGCCCACTCGCAAACCGTCAGCCGTTGTCGGACGCGGCCCGGTAGCGGCAATCATAACACGCCTGTCCTCGGCCTGAATGATTGTGCCGTCGATCATGCTGCGCGGGTATTCGAGCACCAGCGCGGTGAGAGGGTATTCCGTTGGCGGCGGGCCGGGCGCGTCCCATGGATTGAGTGGTGGCGCACCCGCGACAATCAGCGTCGCGCCAAATCCCGCCTCGCCCACCTCTGAAACCGCCTCGGAAATAGCCCGGGCGACCTCACCCGCGATCTGCGCGCCGCTCATTCATCAATCCCCCGCATGATATCGCGCAGGTCCTGCTGCGCCATATCGAGCGCGCCGAGCAGCGAATAGGGGCCATACCTGCCCGCGATTGTGTAGCTGGCGAGATTGTCCCCGTGCAGCCGCGCACATACAATTCCGGTTATCTCGCCTGCCTCTGCCATCTCGAGCATCCTGCGCAGCGCCGTGATACAGTTCTCGTCAGGCGTCGGCGTGTTCACCACGCCGCCATGAAGCGACCTGACCTCACCCACGGGACAGAAAACCGGAATTGACCGCATCGCTGAGATACGGCCCAAGCAAATCCATTGCCATCGTGGCCACCGTGCGCTGCGCATCAGGCCCGAACCGACCCATGGGCGTCCATCCGATTTCGCCCACCTGCGTCAGCACCTTGACCTGCCCCGGCACAATCGAGGGCTGCAATGCGCTCGGAGTGGCCAGCTCGATGCGCGCCAGGATGCATTGGGCAACTACAATGTCCGACGGGATCGAGCCGCCGAACCTCGGGAACCCAACATCCGGGCGCCACTTGAGCGAGCGCATGTAGAGATAGGCCCGGCGCAGCGCGGCCTCTTTCAGCACCGGCGTTCCCGCCAGCGCCGCGCCGAAATAGTCGATCTCGAGCGTCTCGAATTGCGCGACGGTGGCGAAACTATCGGCCCCCGGGACCCCAGTCCCGTTCTCGATGGTCAGTGCCATCAGCCACCCTTCCGAGGCCGCCCGCGCTTGCGGGGCGTCAGAGCATCCGGACGAGACACGACGGACCTACCGTCGTGCTCAAGCGGATTTTGGGGCTGTGGTTCGTCTTCTGGCGAAACCCATCCCGCAGGCGCAAACACCGCGTCGACGATCTTGTAGCCCCTCTGCCGCAAATACTCCTTCCGCTCGGGGCTGACGGGGTGAGGCTCGTAGATGATCTGCATGGGCTAACCCCTCTCGGAACAGGGCGGGAGCCGCAGCTCCCGCCCCGCCTCATCACAGACGGTTGGCAATCGCCATGACGCCCGCCGTCATCTTGTCGAACTGAGCAACCTTGCTCCAGTTCGCGCCGGTGGCGATCTCGGCGTCCGTCGGCGACTTGCCGCCGTTGACCTCGTCCCAGCTATACCCCTTCAACCCGAGGGTGAACGAGTAGTCCACCTGGAACGTGGTCTCGATCCTCTGCTTGCCGTTGGTGGTCTGGACGTTGGTGATCACGTCACTCACGCCCTCGACAGTAGCAGCCCCCTGCACTAGGCCCAAAACCCGAAGCTTGGTCGGAGTGGGGGCCACGCCCGCAACAGTCAGCGCGGGCGCGTCGGTGACAACCACGCGCTTGCCGAGAATGTCGATGATGGTGACGTTGCCGGCCTGGAACAGCCGCGTGCCGTTGGCCAGATTGTCCCCCACCAACTTGTGGGCCACCTCGCCGGTCATGATATTGCACACGATCTGCGAGGACATATCGCCAAACAGCGCATGGGCCGAGTTGATCGCGCCATAGGTCATTCCCGCCGCGCCAACGTCGATCCGGGTCGCCGTGTTGTTCCCGATGGCCGCGCACAGAGCCGCGATAGCGCTGTTGAGCTGGTCCTGCACCAGCAGCTCCGCGAACGCAGTCGCAGCGGCCTGCACGCCCTGCTGCGTCGGGCGCTGGAGCCAATTGAGCTGCGACGGCTCAAACGCCACCGGGCCAAACCCCCCCGCAACTTTGACCTTGGTGCGCTTCAGCTCGCTCAGAGGCGTGGCGGTAACCGGATCATTCGCGGCATAGCGATCCACGCGACGGCGCGCGGCGGCAAGTGACGAGAAAAAACTCTCGCGCATGAAGTCGCCGGTGAATCCGTTGCTCGAAAGAACAATCGCGCCGCCGGACGCCTCGTTGAACGCATTGATCTGCTGATCCAGCGAAATGATCGTCGCCGGCATGATGTATTGGTCGAAGACCTGCATATTGGTGAGTGCCATTTCTCAAATCCTTATCGTTCAGGAAGGTCCGAGAACCCCGGGACCCTCGCAAATGGTGAATTGTTCACTTTTGCCCCGTCACCCTCTTTCGCACCACCACCCTTCGCGGGCTCGACAAACGCCGCTCCCTCGTCGGCAACCCACGCCTTGACGTAATCGCCGAGGATTTTGGGCCCCATCTTCGTCTCGACATAGGCCGAACCGTCATCACCGAGCCGCACCTCATCCCTGAGCAGCGCGCTCGCCGCCCGCAGGAATGTCGGGTTGGTCACGCCAGCGTCCCGCAGCGCATTGAGCAGGGTCTGGTCACGGGTGATCGCCGTGTATTTCCCCTGCCATTCTCCCGCCCTTGCCTCAGCCGCCGCAAGCTTCTCCTCGAGAGCCGCAAGCTTGGCTTGGGTGGCCGCCGTGTCTGGCGCGGACTTTTGCAATTCGGCGATTTTGGCCTTGAGCGCCGCCGCGTCCGCCCTCGCCTTCTCCCGGTCCTCCTTGGTCCGGGCGTAGGCATTGCGCAGATTGGCAACGTCGGGGTGTTCGTCCACCCCTTCGATGTCGAGCACGTATTTGCCGTCGCGCTCGATGTAGAGTGATGCGATAGCCTCATCGAGGCCGTCGATAGTTTCCAGGACAGTTCTGAGGGCCATCGGCCTGTTCCTTTGGTTGTGGCGCGTCGCGCCGGTTAGGCGACCTCGTCTTCCGCCGAGATCGGGTAGATTCTGCCGTATTCCTCATCGGCGGTGACGTCGGGCGAGAAAATACCGCCACGCTGGCCGTAGTTGAAATAGGTATCCCACGACATTCCGCCCTCCTTGAAGACGCCGAAAATCGCCGCAAACTCCTGCGGGGACAGCCTGCGCTCCATCAGATCGGCGGGCGGGGTGACGTTGACCTCCTCCTCTGGAGCGCCGATGAGGATTGCCGCATTGCGCAACGCCCGCTCAATGATCAGGCAGCTGTTCTGCGCGATGCTAACAAGCGTCGCCGTCTCGCTCGCATAGCGCAGTCGTTTGGCCTCCCCGCTCTCGGCACCCTGCGGCGTCTGCTCGAACAGCCGCGCCCCTGCCATGACCGCCCTTACGCGCTCGGCCTCCATTTCGGCGCGGCGCTCCTGAATACCGCTGTTACTCGCCTCGACGTATTTCAGATCGGGCGTTACGCCCTCGGAGCCGAACATCTCATGATACACGCCAGCGCCGACCACCCTCGGAGCCTCGCCATTGATTGCGACCAGCGTTGGGTTGGCTCCCATGTAGAGAGACAGTTCCTGGTCGGCGCTTTTGCGATACCATGCCAGCGCCGCTCGGGCGACGCCGACAAGAGGGGGTGGCTCAATGCGAGGCGACAGGTCAATGACGCTCCCGGCGACAAACGGTATGCGCGTCAATGGACGCCCGCCACGTGCACGGACCTCGATAGGCTCCACATTCCCCCGTACGTCGTAGAGAGCGGCGGTGTAAATCCCGCCATCCAACGCGAGGACGCGATAGATTTCGACAGGCTCCCAAGAGAACCCACGGCGAACCAATCTGCTCTCGTCGATGACGTAAAAGTCAGCGTCCCAATTGATCAGGTTTTCCCGACGCACACCCACTA